GTCGAAAGTTGCATCAGACGGTAACATACGTAGTATGTCAAACAGCACTTTGTGCATAGGTTTCAGGACACTCTGCGTCAATGCATCGGGGATAGCTATCACCCTAACTTTACCAGCAGCTTCCTTGATTAGAGAAAGCTTTCCGCCTGACGGGCGGATCACTCCGACTTGCCTGCCCTTAGGGCCTTCAAGTCTGGAGTGAGTGGGAAAGTAGTGCGCTAGTTTCTCCGGGTCGAGATTGACCGAGTCTCCGAAGTCTGACGATAATTTCCAAGCCTCCTTCCAATCGTCATCCAAGACGAATTTCAACATCTCAACAGCGTAAGACTCTATCCGAGTCCTGAAGCTTGTTGCGCCAACAGCATCCATGTAACTCACCAAAGGTGAGAGCTTCCACCCCCTCGAGACCCAGTAAAGGGTATCGATGGGATAAGAAGCAATGGACGTTGAGTGGTTAGGGCCCGCGGTTGTAGCCAGAAAAGGCTCAACTGGGGCCAGATTTGAACATAGAAGTTCAGAGGCTCCCAATCCCGATAACCAAGGTTTGGCCTCCATCTGGAGGAAGGCATCAAACCTCGTTTTAACGAAAGTAAAATTATAATCTGTACGGAAAGTATTTCCGATAGCGCTAAAAGAGGGAATCTTGTGAGAAGATTCCAGCGACTTATAAATATACAGAAGAGAACTCCACAACCGTATTACCGAGACATTGTTGGAACGTATCGCCATGCGAACGCTCTTGGGAAAAGAGGAGGGAAGCCCAGCGGTTAGGCGAACGCGAAGGCCAACGGCCTGCGATGATGTAAGCTTCGTCCCACTAACAAACGTCTGTAGGACGAAGTACATCACCTTTAGTCTCACGACTAAAGCACCTATCCCCTGAGTTTCGAGAATCCCAATCAAATATTTGATAAAAGAACTCATCTCACTCCTGAACCTTGAAGTTGAACCAAGTCCCACGACTTTCACGTAGAGGTGTAAACCCCACAACATGAAAAGTGGCCTAAGGTTTCCCTTAGTCACAACGGCCAGGTTTTCCACATTCTCCTTTAATCCAAAACGACGTACGACTTTAGGAACCCAATGAAAGAGGGATTTATACCTTCGAGTAATCGGACCTTTAGAGATGCGTCGCCCCAGATACCATTCTGGGGGGGAGTTTTGGGAACCATCCGGAGATGGCGAAGGTTGAGACGTAGGACGTGAGTCAGACGGACGAGCCAAGACCAAAGGTCTGCGACCAGAGTTAAGGGACTGCCTCACCAAGATTATATAATCTGGTTCCGTTAGATAAAGGATATTTCCTGAATCAACGGGATCGACGAGTGCATATTCACCTGCCTCTATCCGATCCCAATTGACCAGTCTATAGAGACGGTGATTTGGATTGGAGAAAACGGTACAAGAAGTATGGAACATTTTTATGAAAGTCATAGCGTTTATGATGATTAATTTAAGTGTAGGATACACCGGAGAAGATGGATACCTTTCTCTTACCCTACAGAGTGTAGGCGGGAGCAGGCCCCGAGGTAAGGCTTAATTCAATCAAGTTTCAAGAAGTGCTATTAATTACTTCTATTCCCTAATGATTGGATTCACCTGGTAAGTCACCGACTTCACTGAGGTTGTCCATGACTTCTGGGGTAGACAGCAAGGTAACATTGCACAAGTCAATGCTAAACCTTATCGACTATACAAACTTAGAGACCGTGTTCGTAGGTATGTAAAATCCTGCCGGTCACCATTTACGGTAGTCTAGAGCTAGTGGGTTAAAGAATCCTTAGCCCTATCGTACTATGAATGAACCAACGAAAAAGATAACAATTCGCCTACCTGGTTCACTGGGAATTTCTCAGTGATCACGGTCGGTCAGTTTACTAAATCATTATTACTTATAATCCTTAAATATAAATTAAATGGAGTGAAGCAGATCAAG